GGCGACCTCATTCTGAAAAAGCTGGAGGACTTCCTGAAAAACGAATCAGAGGAGCCGGTAAAGATATTGTGTCACTTCTGGAAAGACCAGCAGAACGCAATCACATACAGAGAGCTTCGACAGGCGGTTATTGACGGAACACTTACGGAGGAAACATTCAGAGAGTGGTCTAACGACTACTCTCTTTTGGTTCAGGAACGCTTGAAATTCATGTGGGACAATGCCCTTGCAGCCGGTTCAATAAGCCAGCCGCTCATGGGAGGGCTTGCAGGGTTCACATTCAGTCCTGATACTCCAGCAATTATGACATGGATTCAGCAGAGAGGAGCGGAGCTTATCACAGCTTCCAGCACTGAACAGAGGGACGCAATCAAAGTGTTGTTTGCACAGTCAGTAAGAGAGCGTCACAGCGTTGATGAACTGGCAAGGCTTATCAGACCATGTATCGGGCTTACAGAACCACAGGCAAAGGCAAATCTTAGATACTACGAGAACATCACAAGCAGCCTTAGAAAGCAGCACCCGAAAATGAAAGCCGAAACCATTCAGCGTAGAGCCAGAGAAGCTGCCAGCAAGTATGCGGAGAAGCAACACAGACAGCGAGCCATGACGATTGCACAAACCGAAATGGCGACTTCCTACAACAAAGGAGCTGACGAGGGAATCAGGCAGGCACAGGACCAGAACCTCATAGGTACTGTAAAAAAACGCTGGTGTACTTCCGGAGATGATGAAGTGTGCGAAATCTGCCGCAGCTTAGAGGGCAGAGAGATAAGCATGGATAGCTCATTTGAAATGGTTAAAGGCTGGCTTAACAGTGGTGGTAATTTAACGCCACCGGCACACCCAAGATGTGCGTGTGCGATAGAGTATATCGAAGTTCGCTGATTACACAGGAAAGGAGGCGGTCAGAATGAAGAAATTTTCCGACATAATACAGAAGTCAGGAGAGCCGGACAAAAACGCTCCAAGCGGCGTTATCAAAGGCAGAGTGGCTATTACAAAGTCTGATGATGATAAAATGCTGGCTTTCGGCTGGGCGAATGTGTCACTTACGGTAAATGGAGAAACAATCGAAGATTATCAGGGCGACATCATAGAACCGGAGGAACTGGAAAACGCTGCATACAATTTTGTGGAGCTATACCGAGAGGGCGGCGAAATGCACGAAAGAGGCGGTGCGGCAGTCTTGATTGAAAGCGTAGTGTTCACAGAGGAGAAGATGAAAGCAATCGGCATTCCAGATGGTACACTTCCTGTCGGTTGGTGGATTGGCTTCAAAGTTCTTGATGAAGATGTATGGGAGAAAGTCAAAAGCGGCGAATATCCTATGTTCTCAATCGAGGGAGAAGCAGAAAGGGTAGAGGTTGACAATGGCGATAGCAATTAACATTGGAGCTTTTATAGCTGGTACAATCGTCGGATTCATATTTGCGGCGTTGTTATCAGCCAGAAGAGATAAATTTGATGAATGATAATTCAGGAGAGCAGCCGCAAGGTTGCTTTTCTTGCATTATAAATCTTACGAAAGGAGCAAAGCACATGGCAACAAAGCTAAAACACCTCAAAATCAAGAAAGTAGATTTTGTGGACGACGGAGCGAACCCGGAGGCTTTTATACGCCTGTATAAGAGCAAAGACGGAGCCGCACCAACACCAGAGGAAAACATAGTGGAAAATCCTAAGTTCTGGAACCGCTTCATGGCTGCCGTAGCAAAGGCTTTTAAGCTGGAGAACGAACAGGCAGAGGACGGACCGGAAACAGAAGATGTCGCCAAAGGCGGAGCTGAAAGTTTTGGAGACAAATTCAGCGAAGTCAAGAATCGTAAGATATGCGACGAAGTCTGGGATATTTGCTATGCCCTGCAATCCTCAATCTGTTCAATCCTCAATGATGAAGAATTGGATAGTACACAGGCAGGGGACGCAATGAGAGAAAGCCTTAACGAATTTACCGAGGTAGTAAGTGCTGCTATCGGTCAGTGGTCCGGCGGCAAGGCGGCAAGCATTGCGAAGAAAGAAACAGAAGTCACAGCGTCGGAGCTGGAGCTTATGAAGTCCAACAGGGACAGACTGGAGGACATCATTGCAAAGGCTACCGTTGTTACGGATAAAGGACCAGAACAAACAACTATCACAGAACCGAAAGGAGAAACAGAAATGAGTAACATTGACAAGAGCAAACTCACAGAAGCCGAGAGAGCGTTCCTTGAATCTATCGAGAAGCGTTACGGCACACCAGAGGCTCCGGCACAGGTGCAGACACCAGCAGCAGCACCGGAGGCAGGAGTAACACCTACTCCAGAGGCACCGGTAGCAAAATCTACCACACAGCCTGAAACGGCTCCAGCAGCACCGGAGGCAGACGACATTTACAAAGGTCTTAGCCCGGCTGTAAAGGCAGAGCTTGAAGCGTTGAGAAAGTTCAGGAGCGACGCAGAGGATAACGCAATCAGAGAGGTTGCAAAGAGATATGCTGTTATCGGCAAGACAGAGGAGGAACTCTTTCCTGTATTAAAGAGCATGAAAGAAGCCGGAGGCACTGCTTACGCTGACACAATCGCAATGCTTGATAAGGCAGTAGACACAATCGAGAAGTCCGCTGCATTTACGGAAATCGGCAAGTCCGGCTCTCATGGTGCTACAACAGAGGGTGCAGCATGGGCGAAAGCAGAATCACAGGCAGCCGAGATTATGAAGTCTAAGAATGTGACTAAGGCACAGGCACTTGACGAGGTATTCCAGAATGACCCGGCACTTGCCGCAGAATGCGAAAAGGAGGACTAAGACATGGCAACATATTTTGGTACAAGTATCAATGAAAGCCCTACAATCGTGCTTCCTGCAAAGGAGAAAATTGAGGGTGCGCAGGGTATCGCCCTTGCAATCTCCGACGGACAGCTCACAAAGCCTACCGCCGGTGCAAATGTTATCGGACTGTCACTCTTTACGAATGATGAAACCGTAGAGGCTGGCGACGATATTACCGTACAGGTAAAGGACATTGGAAAGTGGGTTGCCGGAGAAGAAATCGCAGTTGGAGATGAACTTACCGCAAATGCAGACGGAAAAGCCGTCAAAGCAGCAGAGGGTAATTTCATAACAGCGGTTGCACTTTCAAAAGCAACAGCCGCCGGAGATGTTATCAAGATTCAGATTGTCAAAGCTGGATATAAGCCAGCGGCTAAATAATCAGGAGGTAAGAAAGAATGAGCGTAAGAGATGTAAATAGTGCCGCACAGATTGCGGCTAGAA